AACAACAAAGGCGTCTTTTCTCCAAAGTTCTGGCTCAACTGGTTTAAATCGTCCAAACTCCATATTTAACAAAACATTTTTTTCTAATGTGGTTCTTGCTCGGCGAACATACTTTTCACTTTGACCTGTAGTTCTTGAGCCTAGACCAATACGAATATTACGGTTTCTACATATCAGCCAAATCACAAAGTCGTGTGTAATGGTTGTTGTTTTACCTCCACCTGGCGGTGTATTGATTATGCCTTTTATCACTTCAGGAATATCGGCTTCTTTTGATGCGTGACCTTCTCTTATCCACTCCATAAGAATATCGCACATCTCAACTTGCCAGCCAACATGGCGTCTATTGAAATACCTTTGTCGAAAATATGCGAAATCATTATATGCCCGTTTCGCGGCGTCATTGAGTTGTGCGTATTCTTTTGGTTCTGGAAAATCATGTTCAGAAGTTGAAATCTCACCTTTGTTCATCATCTCAGCCACTTCAAGTGGTGTCGATGATTTATGCGGAGTCGTGGCTTTCATGTTATCAAGCAATCGTTTTACTAACGAACGGCCCATACCCATTAGCTCACCAGCTTGGTATGGGTTCATACCTTGTCGTACCTTTTCGTAAAAGAACTCTTTTATCTCAGGTTCATTATCGATGTGTTTACCACTCTCATGTTGTGGATAACTATTCTTTGCTTTCTTAGCCATATATGTTAATCTAGTCTAGTGAGCGTTTGATATTATTTCAAATATCACCTTGCCTAATATCAGACAAGGCCTACTATACTAGCAATAGCATAGTAGGCTCTCACACTTTCTGCAAGTCAAAATCCAGGATACTCCCCGAGGCTGGTACAGTAGGTGTGTGCTAAAAGAAATTTAAATGCTTAGTCAAAATCGATTTATCAACACTATTTTTTAGCTATAAATTAAAAATTTTTTTTCAAGTTCAATTCTTATCGAATTAAATTTATAAAAATAGTACTTGCTTAGATTATGGAAATGATACAATTATATAAGAACACTTTTAGAGAGTTAGATTTTAGCTAAAACTGTTCAGTATTTACTACGCTATATTTAGCGAGAGAGGCAAGGTGATATAATGAGTAACTCATTAACTCCAAAAATCTTGGCCGAGGAACTTCATGTTTCTCCCAAGACTTTACGAGCTTGGTTACGAGCTAATGCTCCTCGTGAGCTTGAGCAAAAATCTACTGCTTGGGCTATCACGCCAGCAGTGGCTAAAGCCGCTCGTAAACACTTCACACGATAATTAAGCAAGTCGTGTGTAATGTCCGTGTGTTTCTAACTGCACTATGACAATAAACTAGAGGCTAGAGTGTATCAAGTGTCGAGATACGCTCTAGCCAGAGAGGTTAACTATGTTTGAGTTAATCATGTGGAATATACTTATGTTTATACTAGGTGTTATAGTTGGCATACTCATATTCCGAGTTATATAAATATAAATATGGGGGGCGGATCCTTGAGGGGGTCTGCTCTCCATTTTTTATTGCTTTATGCGGATCCTCAAGGTATTCACAATGCGGTCAGGAGATTAAGCGTTACGCGGTTCCTCATGGAATCAGTTCTGCGGTCAGTCATACCTGGTTCCTCCAGGACCCCGCCATGCGGTAAGTCCAAATCCCGAGCGTTTCCTAAAGGTTCCGCCTAAGCACATCGGAGCTGCCATGTCAAATGAAAAAGCCACTATTTATATAGCCAATTTGACACAAATCAGCCATAATTTTTTGCACTCAATCCTGGAAAATACCACACAAAATAGTGGCTTTCCGAGTTGCATTGTGGATGCCAGTCTGTTTATAATGAAGTACCAAATAAATGAAAGCGAGGTGATATCCGTGAGTGCAAAGGCAGTAGCAGAGCCTAAAGTTCAGCCACAAGCTGAGCCAACAGGCGTTACACCTACAGACTTAGCCGAAACTCTAAGCGTAAGTCCTAAAAGTCTCCGTGCTTGGTTGCGTACCAATTACACAAGACCTTTAGACGCCAAAAATTCACGCTGGTATTTGCCTGATGATGTCGTAAAGGCAGCAACAGAGCATTATACCCGTACCGTGAAAAAGAACGAAGGCAAAGCTAAAAAATCAGCCAAGTAGCTGATAGGCAAGAGGCAGACATCGACCGTAGCCCTGTTAAAGTCTGCCTCTTTGCCGCGGGCAGTATTGTGGTTCCAACTATTTTTACTTTTTTACGGTGGGCCCAAGGTAGGTCGAAGTAACTTATGCGGCCAGGTGAAGTATCTCACCACTATTTTATTTATAGGTAGAAACCACATTTCCAGTCTGCTATAATGGTAGTATAAGAGAGAGAAAGTAGGCGTTATGTCCGACCCTGATAACAAGTGCCCTCAATGTAATGACGGCGAGTTATTTACCTTAGGCGTTTTCTCAAATGCCAAATCAAAAACAATGGTCATGGTGCATTGTCGCAGATGTACCTACGGTACTGTTCGTACCCAGCCAGTCAAGCCGAAAGTGAATTTCAGCGATGGCTCGTAGTTGCCGTTGTTTCACCTGTGATGTCTACCGAAAAACACCGGTACGACCTGCACAGGCAAGAAAGTTCATGAAAAGCCGTAAAGTGCCAAAAGATGAACACAAACAGAGGTTGCGGTACACAGATAAAACTGGGTTTGCCGCTATAAGAGCCTATGAAAAACAGAAAAAGAAGGATAATTTGTGGCGAAGCATATAAATCCCTACCTATGTAATCGATGTGGCGTAACAATAGTTAATCCATATCGGTTCGGTGTATATGTACGATTATGCGATGGGTGCCAAGCGACACTGGCATCCATCAGCCACAAAATATCAGGAAAGTGAGGTGAAATGAGACCAAGTGAAAACAAGGTTATATATAAAATGCCAAGCAACAAACATGGCGATGGCATTATTAAAAAATATAGCCGTATTCAGGTAGAACTTCATAGAGATATGGTTGGTAGTCTAGGTCTAGGTTTTGGTGATAAGATAAATAGCTTATCCATCCAAGACAAAGTAGAACTGGACAACCTTATTACTCTATTACAGATGGCAAGTAAAGCCTTAAATATAGATGAGGTCAAAAACCTTGAATATGGTGAGCAAATTGAGGTTGGACTTTTAAGAAAAACCCTTAGAAAGGAAAAATATGAGTGAATGGACACCCAGTAGCAATTTAGTTATCTCGGATCCACAAATGCACAGATTTAACACTCAGGCCGCGATGATGATAAACGAGGCTGATGGCTCAAATGATAAATTACGAGCTAAAGGCTGGAATGTTATACAAATGCCTGACCCAGGACAAGTGTTCCTATGTGATTTCTGTAACACCGAGATGGAAACAAGAGATGAACTTGGAGTGCCTATATCAGTTCAATGTATAGGCAGTAGTAATGCCATTTGTGGCGAGTGCGTAGATAATATCAATGATGGTGAACATGGACCAATTGATAATCTATTCTTTTGTCCATGTTGTACAGGCACAGACTACATTAACCATTATTTAGTGGAAATAAATGCTAGGTACAAAGCCTAGAGAAAGGAAAAAATGAATAAAGAGGAAGTACTAGATTGGATTGACAACACCAACAGTATAGATTCCTTAATCGAAATCAGCCAAGCCGTTCATGACAGAGCGGCTCTTATTGGCGAAAATGCGAAAGAGGAGTTGTCTGTTGGTGATTGGGTTAAAATTCAATTTAGGGATAGCGAAAGAGTTGGCAAGGTTGATAAAGTTAATCGTACTACCGTTACGGTTGCAAGAACGACTGACGGCCATATTTTCTTTAATCCAATCAAGTTGAAACCTTACTTTTTGACCAAGCTGAGCGATAGCGAGGCCCAAAAAATGCTTAAGGTTTTTAACGATTGATTTTAGTGGCTTTGGCATTTGAATCCAAGTGCCATTGCTAGTAAAATTATCCCAAGAGAGAACGAAAGCGAGGAGAACGATTTGGAAATAATTTTTAAGCATGGGTCTACCATACACCAAATGGGATCCCTTGTCAAGTTTTGTAAGCCACCAATTTCTTGTCGAGATATCGGCAGGGCAAAAGTATATATCCCTATAGGGATATACTTTTCCCTACCGTTATCGAGATTGGTGAATTTCCGAGATAAAATCTCAGTCGGGGTGACCGACTGATGGCGATGGAAATTATTCTCATGGTCAACGGGCGTAAAAAAGCAAGTTGGCGAGAATACTACCATGGCCAAAAATCTGCGATGGAATTTATGTTTTCAGAGGCATTTGATCCACGCAAAATCGACAAAGAAACAGGCGTCTTTGCCCTAGAACCAGAAGTTCTTGAGCAGAGATTAAGGCCAGCTCTGTATTTCTTTCAACCGAAAGCCAGAGCGAAAACGAGAGAGGAGAAAATGGCTATTCAGGCATTAAAGCGTTTAGTTGCCGAATATCGCCTAGCGAAAACCGAGAAAAAGCCGGTTCGCCTGATGATATTCTATTAACGCCGCTTGATTGCCGTTTGACCCCAGATAATAGGAGACATATGAAAAGATATGCCATTATCGCTTTGACCAATTGGTACGATGGCGATGTAAAAAGTGCAGTGGTCGGTGAGTTTCTAACTCTTGAGGCTGCTGAGTTAGAATGGTCAGCTTTTAAGGCTAACGCAAAAGCTAACCAATCCGAGTTCAACAAATTGTATGTATTTATGGACATACATAGCGGTAAAATGTTGGGCAGATTAAATAATAGGTTAGATTTAGACCTTGAAGTCGAAGTCTAAACCAAAACTAACGATTGGCAAAGAGCAGGCATTAGCCCTGCTCAGCCAATCAAGTAAGGACGAATTTATCTTTGGCTCAGGCCACGATATATTCAATCTCAATGATTACCTTCGTTGGGGCAAAGTAGCAGGTGTTGAAAAGCACCATATTGAGCCTCTTAACCGCAAACATTACAGTGGTAGCGATTACAAATCAACCATATTTGTAAACGGCGAACCTGTAGAGTATCTCGAAGGTATTGATAACAAGGACTTACTAATGTGGTTTTCAGATATAGTTGGTGCAGATACTGCCCAATTTGGCTGGATATCCGGTAGAGGTACTTGGGCGAGAAATGTAGCCAGTGAAATCTATGAACGCCTAGCTGAGATTGCCGAAATCCCAGTTGAGCAAGCCATGGAGATGAAAAGAAAAGCCAATGAAATCAAAGCGGAAGACAACGGCTGAGTTCTTTGGCAAAGGTATTCATTGTCGTCACCATGCCAAGTATAGAAAGACTTGTGGATGGTGCGACTTTGAAACCTGGTGGCATTTCTGTATTCGGCACATAAATGGAAAAGAAAATTTTATGCGATGGCGTAAAATGATAGGTAAAAATTGGTAAGAGAGGAGAAATATGCAAGGCATATTTGTAAAAAATGATGAAGGCGCAATGGTGCGACCTAAATCTAAAAAGGAAGTCAAAGAAACACTTGCCAGCAATCCTATAAAGGTATTAGCTGAGGCAACAAGTTACTTTGGTAATGAGTATGAAGGTCCAATAACTAAAACAGCCATAGAAATGTATGGTGATATACGATTTGTTGGCCCTAATCCACATACAAAAAGAAATTTTTATGGTGTAATTACCATAAATAAGAAAGGAGAACTGCATGTCAATTAAACCAGTTATACCAGATGCTATTCTGGACAGTTTAGAGGCAGTAAGAGATAGTGGCGTAACGAACATGGCCGATATAAAAACAGTAAAAGAATTTGTGCCAAGTTCAGTAGCCAAATGGCTAGATGAAAACAAAGATACCTATATACAAGGTTTCTTTTATGGTTTCACAAGAGAGTCCGAGCAACACGATGGCGAGTGAGGCTTTTACTGAGCCAATGACAGTCGTAAAATGTGGCCCTTGTATTGGTTGCAAGACATATTCTTTTGTTCCAGTTGATGAAAAAAAATGGCAAGAGTATAATTCAGGCAAACCTATTCAAGAAGTCTGGCCAGACAAAGACAAGAATTGGCGAGAGATGATAATTACTGGCACTCACGCTAAATGTTGGAAAGAAATGTTTGGCGAGGAAGACTGATATAGCACATGGCCTGTAATTTGTAAAGCAGGCCATGTTGTTTTAGTGGTTC